CAGTCTTGCGCGTTCCGACGGAGCTGTATTCACAGCAGACGATGTGCCAAAAGCTATGATGCCATTTTGAGCAGAGTTTTCAATATAAGTAGAATAGTATGATGCGCTATCTACAGAGCTAGTATTCAGATTGTAGTTTGCAGTCCAGTATTGCTTACCGCCGCTTGTGCCGTTCATGCCGATGCGGCCTTTGTAAGGCCAACCAGAAGCAGCCATTACGATGCCGTTGCCTGTGCCTGTCGGCCCATCGGTGTTTATCGTAACAGCATTAGCAGTGCCGCCGAGATGGAGGTCTTTGAAGCGGCTAGTAGATATACCCAAATCAATGGCATCATTGTTAGCACTACCGTCTGAGTTTCTAGGTTGAATAGCAGGGCCACTATCCCAAAACCTTAAACCAGCAGTGCCAGTGCCTATTACTATATCACCAGCAACCGTCCCAATCGACCCAACAGCTGTGCCGTTTTTGCGGAACTCAGCAATGCTGCCATCGGTGGTAAGTCTATTGAAGTAAGCTGTAGTGCCAGTGCTGGCAACTTGAATATTCTTAATGCTCCCGCCAGCAATACGAACACCTTGAGTTGTGCCTGTTTGGTTTGCGACATTGTCGCTAGTTGTTCCTACAAGCAGATTTGCAGACGTATCCAGCCTTGCGCGTTCTGCTGAATTAGTCTGAAACACAATTGGGTATGCGCCAGAGTTAGCAATGTAATAATTGCCGCCAACTACAGTTTGCGTGCCAGATGATGTGCCATCTGAAATGTAAGCAACGCCGCCGAGATAGAGGTCTTTGAAGCGGTTATTAGATGCACCTAAATTAATAGCGTTATCTCTATTAGAGCCACCATTACCACAAGGCGCAACTTCGTCTGATGCGCTAGAAAAGCGCAAGCCCGCGTCTGCATCTTCTATATATAAATTGCTTCCTCCTTGGCTACCAATCGACCCGACAGTTGTGCCTGACCTTTGAATGTCAATAATAGAACCGTCAGAAGTTTGTCTGTTAAACTGTGCAACTACACCAGCCCTTGCGCTTTCAATAAGACCAGCATTAATTGCTGTTCCAGAAGATGAACTGGCATTAGCAATAACATTACTGGTGGTAGAAATAAGCAAATCTCCACCGCTCGTGATGCGGAGGCGTTCATTAGCATTTGTCTTGAAACGCATAGAATTGTCAGAGTGATGATATGAGACTTGACCTACATCTTCATCATTAATATCGCCTAAATTAAGTATCGAAGCACCAGAGGCATTACCACCCAATATTGTTGCTGCGGTAAAGGCGGTGTTGTTTGCTGTTGATTCTATAACAAATCTAGTGCCAGCATTTAAGGTTGGGCGTGTCCCAGACCTTTGATGAGATATATCAAGGAGGGTCTGCGGGGAATCCGTCCCGATGCCAACTTCACCAGACTGAGTAATAACCAACTTGTTAGAAAGGCCGCCAGCATCGGTTACGTTTCCATTATCAATGCCAATAAAAAAAGCGTCTCCAGAAATTTGGTCGCTGTCGGCTCTACCTAACCACCACTTGTCTACACCAGCAGTCTGAAAGCCAATAGAGTTAAATCTATTAGCGGGAGCATCCATAATAAGAGAGTTGTTGCTTGCGTTTTCAACGTGCAGAGTTCCTTCAGGCGAAGTCGTGCCGATGCCTAACGACTCCGCACTCGCATCCCAGAACAGCTTGGGCGTAGTGCCTGTGTCCTCGTAGAAAGAGATGTCGCCATCCTCTGCAATGTTCAAACGCTTGCGGTTTGTGCCATCCACGCTATCGCTTGTTTCAATATAAAAGTCAGAGCCAAAGTTTGCGCCAAGGCGAGAAGCAACAAGACTGACATCGGCGTTACCTGTTGCTTGGTTGCGCAATGCAATAGCAGCCTCAGTTCCAGCAGCGTTTGTTGTATTTGTAAATGTGCCAAGTGTAACACGACCCGAACTTGCCCCATCCACAGTCAGCCCATCGCTGGTGATAGTGCCAGTGACGTTTACGCCTGTGGAATCTAAAAATAACCGTTGTGTGCCATTAACTGTCCAACCTAATTGACCAGCAGTGGGTGCGTAAACTCCAGTGTTGACATCACCAATGCCGATTGCTGGCGTTGCTTCCGAACCACCAAGCGTCAATACTGTTCCGTTGACCCGTAGTTTTTCTGAACCCGCTACAGAAGAAATACCAATAGTTACCGTGTCAGATTCCGTATTACCAGTGACATTAATTCCTGTGGCGGTGGTGGAGAACTTATTAGAGCCATTATGCCGTAAAACAACAGAACCGCCTGTGGAAAAGGAGGCCATAGTTGCTGCATTTGCAGTGTCATAAAAAGATATTTCGCTGCCGTTAGTTTGGAAGGTTAGTATGCCGCCGCCCTGCTCTTTAATAATAGAGTTTCCATTTGCGGAATTATGAAATATCTGCAAGTCAGAGCCAGCACCCAAAATAAGTCTGTCATCGTCGCCAAAAGTAACATTGCCAGTAAACGCCCCACCATCAGCCGTGACCGTGCCAGTGACATCAATGCCTGTGCTGCTGGTGGTCAGTTTGAGTGACGCATCATAATATAAGCTAGTTGCGGCATTTAAAGTTGAAGCAAAATATGTTTCGCCAGTTGAGCTTCTAAGGCGAAGCTCGTCTGCTTGCATAAAAATAAACTGCCCGCTTGCGGCATTTATAAAGTTATATGTTCCATCGTGATAAATCTGCAAGTCAGAGCCAGCACCGAAGATGGCCTTGTTGTTGTCGCCAAAGGTAACATTGCCAGTAAATGCGCCACCATCAGCCGTGACCGTGCCATTAACATCAATGCCAGTTGTGTCAATCAAGGCATACTGTTGAGAACCGCCCGAAATTCTTAAAGCACCATTACCTGACCCAGTGCTTCCGGTAACGACAAGCTGCATCTCATTAGAGCCAGTGCCATTTAGTATTTTTAACTGACCATCTACCCTTGCAACCGTAACATCACCAGTTGTTTCAAGTTGACCAGTAATGTCTACCCCTGTGTTGGTGGTGGCGAGTTTAGTTGAGTTGTTATATTTTAGTCTTGCCTGTCCGTCTTGAATAAACTGCGCGCTAATCTCAGTTCCCGCCGCGTTCATAATCCGAACATCGTCTCCGAGTATTCGTATCTGCCCAGTTCCAGCATCTTGAATAAAACTATTCGACCCATCATGATAAATCTGCAAGTCAGAGCCAGTACCAAAGATGGCTTTGTTGTTGTCGCCGAATGACAGGTTGCCCGTCATTGTGTCGCCGGACTTAGACACTAGCGTTGTGCCATCAGCATAGGCATCTGCCCAAGCCGATCCGGTGTAAACTAAAAACTTCTCGCTAGTGCTGTTAAAATACAATGCCCCGGCTACCAGCGCATCGCCATCATTATCAACAGTAGGGTCAGAACTTTTTACACCGAGGTAGCGGTCATCAAAGTTATCATATGCAGCTAACGCGCTATCTCTTGCACTCTCGGCTGCGGTTTGTGCAGATGCAGCAGAGGTGGCAGAAGAGGCTGCATTGCTTTCCGATGTAAGAGCAGCACTCGCACTATTCGATGCATTGCTCGCACTTGTAGCAGCATTGTTAGCCAGTGTGCTTGCAGATGATTCGCTAGAAGCAGCAGCGGTAGCAGATGCAGATGCCTCACTTGCTTTGGTTGTAGCTGTTGCAGCATTAGCAGAAGCATTTTGAATTTCAGTGATATTCGATGCGGCGGTTGTAACGTCAGAAGAAACAGCAGAAAGATTGGTAATTGCATTAGTTGCAACAGTTCCATCTTGAATGTCAGCAAGCAACGCAATATCTGCTTTAACTTCAGCAATGCTGTTTGTGTCAGCAATAGTCGGGCCAACCTCAATAGCACCAGTTGTTTCATTAAACGCAAGCACCGTTCCCTTACGCGCATCTTTATCGGCAAGAACAAGATCAACGGATGTATCAGAGTCAGAAAGACGAAGGCCACGATCAGCCAAGTCTTTCATGTCAGCCATCATAGCAATGACCTTATCAAGCTCTACGTTCAGAGAAGATACTTGGAACGGGCCGGAGGTAGGAAAGTCAGTAGTTCTTTCAAGCTCTACATCGCGTGTAAGAACAACAACTTGACCAACAGAAAGTCCCGGAGAAAAAACAATAGTGCCATCATTGCCGCTAGTCCAAGCGTTTGGCCCGGTGGTAGGAATAGAATAATCAGAGTCTAGTGTTTTAAGGACATCATCCACATATACGTTGACATCCGGCTTTGAGAAAAACGCAAAGTCAGTCGGAAAGTCTGTTTGACCTGCCGTGGCTGTGTAAATCTTACGAGGGCTATTGTCTGCAATTACTATTGTCATGGGTGCATCCTATCAATCATTTGCCTAAAATACTATTACACTTTTGGCTTAATCAAAATTGTCCTTTGCTTTATACAGAGTGGCAAAATCTAATGTAACAAATGGAGTTACTATTCTAGGCAAAGCCCTAGACAACTCACGCGCATTAGCGGTTGTTTTATTGTCAAGAAAATCATTCATAGCAATAGACAAATCCGCTGCCAAATTAGGTGCTGGCCCTATGGGAGCAAAAACATCCCTACCTTTTGTAGCAAACTTACCTCTAACAAGCATATCATCGGGATCTACCGCACCAGTAGCGGTTGCCATATGAATTGATTCATAAAAAATATCGCCGTAAATTGACATAATTCCCGAACGTTCCAACGACCTTAGCGCAATAGTTGTGTTGTCATTATTTTCAAAGAAATACTCTCCATTAGGCTTCGCGTAAATAATAGCCGCACCCATAGCAACAGAAAGAGCAATCTGTTGTAGTCTGCGTTCCTGATTGGGATCGAATTGCCTGCCAAGCACAGAACTGGAAGCACCAAAGGAGTAGTTAAAGAATTGGAAGGGGAATTTTAAAATTCCACTTTGAACCTTTGCATACTGTCTGCCATTGCGAGAAATAACAGGATCGGGTTTCATGCCAAAAACAGCACCCATAATTGGGTGGTAACGAACAAAAGTAACGCCATCAACAATAAGGGGCTTATCAAAAGACTTTGCCATAATGATTTGAGCATCAGTAGCTAGGTCGATTGATTGTAAAAATGTTTCATACGCACGGCGTTGTTTGGGGGTTTCTAACTCCCAATCCTTACTATTAGCCAGCCAGATTTTTTTACCCTTTCCGATAACATCGCGTTGACTAAATATGTAAGCAGCAACATCTTCATCAATCCCCAACTGCCCAGCGCGTTGCAAATCAACATTGCTAATCTTTTTATCAGGATCAGCAATCTTAAATGCAATATCAATAATATCGGAGATGTTATAGGCGGCAGCAATCCGCCGCGTAACTGATGTTACAGCGTGAAGATCGTTACCAATAACAGGCAAGTTAAACATAACGCGGCTTGGCAAATGTGTCATTCTATCAGCAAGAGTAGGCTGCAAACCTGTTTTGGCATCCGCCATCATTTGCTCTTTAATCATGTTCGGAGACATACTCAGAACCTCAACAAAACCCTCCATGTCCTTTACGTTTTGAATCAATGCTGGCAAGTCATGCCGGACAGCTTCAAGCATATCTGCAAAAGAACGAGCGGCAATCATGTTTACCGTATCACCCACTGCTGTAATGCCAGAGCCAGCCAAGTAAACAATGCCAGTATAGTCGCTCAAAACTTTTGCAATTTGATTATCCCAACGATGCGGGTTTGTGATGTGAGTTCCCGTGGCTCGTAAATAATCGCCATAAAAAGCTTTTTGCGCTTGAGCAATAATATTTCCTTGTTCTTTTTTGCTCAAAGCTTTAAACGCAGAATCTGCATTAGCAACATCTTCAATATCTTTCATAACTTGATTTAGCGTCTTGCCACCAAAGTTACGATTCCACGCCATGCGGAAGCCCATTTTGTCTGCATAAGAAGCAAGCACAGTAACATCTTTAACCAAAAACTTTTTAAGCTTTGAGTCAGGAACATTAAGAACCCTGCGTTGCAAGTGCTTGCCCTTCATCCCCGTCCCCACATATGCTTGTGGGTCGTTTTGATCCTGCATTATTTTGTTTAAAGTATCTCCAGCATCTTTAACCGGGTCTGATACATAAGATTCCATCTTGCCGGTCTTGGGATTGTAAGCTTCCCTAATCGGATTGATTGAATACTCATCAATAAGAATATCACGCAGCTCGTTGTAGTAAACTTTATCGCCATTATAGCTTTTACGCAAAGCAACAATATCAAAATAACGAGGCCACTTATACGAGCTTGAGCCGCGAGCGGACTGCATTGCGTCTTCCATTGCTCGAAGGCCATCGACCCCAAACTCTAACTCCTCAAGTTCTTTCTTGAGAATATTGTATTTGACGCTACCGAACTCTTGCCTGTTTAAAAGCGTTGTCTTAAATTCCATTTCATCACGGATGCGTTTAATTTCAACTTCGTATCTTGTGATACCAAGAAGCAAACCATCATCCTGTGCCATAACAAGAAAGTCATCAAGCAGCCCTTTAACAATAGAGTGAAACTCTTGCTGACCTTTTGTGTCAAGCATTGGGGAATCAGACAAATAATTATCCGCCTCAGACTCAAACCACTCCTTAAAAGACTTTTTGTTAGGCAGGAACTCCTCTGCATTAAAACCTAATGCACGACTTCTAATCGCCTCATCGCGGGCTTTTGTTTCCCGAACCCATAAGTCTTGGAGTTTATCTAATGCTTGCCTAAACATTACAGTGCCACGAACCATTTGTTGGTCAACAGCATTAACGCCAAAGCCAGCAGTGTTCCGATCAAGTGCAACTTGATTGTTACCAGTCATTAAAGACATAATTCTTTTAACAGCCTGCGGAGTTTTAGGGTTACTTAGCACTCTAAATGCAGGACTCTTAAACCAGTAGTGGTCATTAAAAAATGTTTTTTTAGTGCTGTAGCCATCAGCAAGACGACCCAAAGAAAGTGTGTTTATTCTATCTTCATAAGCCGCAGCACTTTCTTTTTTCTTTTTTGGTTCAGTTGTTTTTAGATGCTCTTTGTATGCAAGAAAATCCCTATAGTCATCAAAGCTTCTAAAGTCATTTGGAGCAAGTGATGTGCTTCCCTCAACCTCTGGGAAAGTATATTTCCCAGTTTCATAATCATCCCTTGCGCTATCTAGGTTAATTACAATTTCATCAACCTCTCGTTCTTCAACGCGACGAGGCGGATCATCGGGTGCTTTTAACTTTTTACGCCGTGCTTGCAAGGCTGTAAGCTGCCGCTCAATCTCAAACAAACGATCTCCCGTTGCTGTTTGAAATTCATTTTCAGCAAATGTAATAGCTTCATCCAACTCAACATCATCAAGATCTGCAATAACTGGATTGACACCATCATCAGTAACTAGCGGGGAAAGAACTTTATCTGTTTCGTATGGGGACACGGTTGAATATTCAGGGTCGCCGACCTCCCTAGAAACACCATCGCCAATGTCAAATGTTTCTATCATCCCATCTTCATCACGAATAACAGCTGCTCGAACAGGTTGACCGCTAGGCGCGTAGAAAACAACAGTATCTTCATCTAATTCTATTGTTTCTTTACGTTTACGGCTTGCAACTGTTGGCGCAGAGAAATCATCAGTTTCAACAACTTGAACGCCATCAACGTCACGAACCTCACCCGGCCCTTGCCATCTTTCCTCTTCACGCATAGTTTTGTTTATAGAAGGTAAAAGCCTTCTTGTTGTTTCTGGCAACACACTTTTAGCAAACATATATCCAGCAGGGATACCAGCACCCAATGCGCCACCAAACGCGCCGGCAGCAGCAACATTTAATGCAGCTTCAGATGCAGACTCTAAGGGATCAAATGGATAGCGAATTGCTTCCATAGATGCACCGGCCGCAAGACCCTGCCTTACCCCAGCAGCACCAGCCGCAGATATTCTGCCAGCACCAGTAATAGCAGCACCAACCGCACCAAGAGCAGGATAGGCAAACAACCAGTTTACAGGATTTAATAACTCTGTTGTAAGTCCTACAGCCCAATGAGTTCTGGAAAGAATATCTCTACGAGCTTGATTTCTTTGAAGGCTGGAAACTAAAAAATCAAAGTGATCGTTATTTTTTGCGTGAGCTAAATGAACAGCAAATTTATCTAACTCAGGACGCGCAAGAATTGCAGATGCAAAGTCAAAGTCTTGGTCATAATCAACCCCACCAAACATTGCTTTTTCTAGCCCACTATCTGTCATTGGGGCAATATATGTAGCCAGCCCAGCACCATAAGACTCGCCCCAAGAAGGGCGGGCAGACTTAAAAATGTCTTGTTGCTGATGAGATATTCTTTGTGGTTTTAACATTAAAACTTAATCCATAAATGGCATTATTTGTTTATTTAATTTTTCTACAGAACTTTCAACATATTGTTCAACAGAATAGTTTCTCATTGCCATTAACTCAGCCCTACTAAGAAGTGCTTTAGTTTTATTTAATGCTTGAAACTTTTTGGAATCAATTAGCAAAAGATCTTCACCATAATAAACAGGTTCTTCTCGTCCCATTGCATTTCGAGTATATGCCGCCCAGATAACTGAATCTCCCGCATCGAGTTGTTGCTTCAAGAATACCTTACGCCCCATTGCTTTATTTTCTACAAAAGCACTAAGAACATTCAAAGACCCTTCGTCTAAAAACATTTCGGGTGAATTAGGATATACAGAATACCCATCAACATCTTCATAAAATTTTGTCCCAGAGGGGTAATTTAGTGAAGCATAGTCTTCTATAGCACGCTCAACATTAAGATCTGGAACTGTCAAAAAAAACTCTACAGCACCAGATACTCTATCCTTTAGGTGGGCAGGAATATCAAGTTTGCGAGTAAGAGCTTTGGCAGCATTTCTTATGTTTGTTCTATCTGTTTGTTCTTTATCATATTCAAAGTCAAAATTATTCCTTACAGTTTTTAATGCTTCAGAGTCATTTGACTGATTAAGAACAATTTGACGATAAGCAGGAATGACCGACTCATTACCGCTAACCTCACGGATAACATTTAAAGCGGTTGTCATGTTGCTAAATTTTCTAGCAGAGTCACCACCGCCAAGATATGTAAGAAGATTTCTGCCTTTTAAGTCCTGCGCGGCTTTAATGTTTTCAAATCTATCCAACGTTGCAATAACAATATCATCTGTAATGCCACCGGAAGCAAATGCTCCAGCTAAATCTTGCGTCATTTCAGAGGGAAACTGAGCATTGTTTTCTCTTTCGTGTGCTTCCAAAAGACTTTGCGCAGAATGTCTATCAAGAGTTCCAACTGATAAACCAGTAACGTCTAAAAAACTGTTATAACCAAACTCTGCATTTAAACTGCGTTGACCTTCGCTAGTTTTATTAGCAAGGCCTAAATCATAATCTCTCTTAAAAACCTGATCTCCAAAAAACTTCTTTTGAAAACTCTCTTCTGCTGACGCTCTTTTTGAAAGATCGCCAAGAAAAGTGCTTCGGTCAGCGTCATCCAAACGATCAAAAGCAACTTTGATTTCAGGGCTTTGTTTTAAGATATTTATTCCAGAATCACCACCGCGTAGCTCTACTTCCAATGCCTTTAATGCAGATGGGCTTTTATTCTTAAAGTGAAACTCAACAAGCCCATCAATAGCAGCGCGAGAATACATTCTTTTAGCTTTATTGGCCGTATCAAAGTTAATTGTTCCATTTACTTGAAGATTATTAGCATCTAACTCAGCCAGCCCGAGTGTGTTTTTTGCATCCTCAAACTGTCCAGCAGCATAAGAACTTTGAATAGAGTTGGCTTGATCACGCGATGTTCTGCCATACTGAGACTTTGTAATTGCGTTCTCAGCTTCTACACGTTTAATTACAAGATTATTTACAAACTCTTTTTGATACGTGTAAGCACCATCAATAAACGGAGCAATAATATCTGCGCCGCCACTTGCCTCGATTAACTTAGCGCGCTGCTTTGTCCAAGAAGAAAAGCCCTCTTCCCACTTTGTAGGATCGCCGCCAGATATTTTAGAGATTTCTGCCGCAGCAGTTGCCATATCGTCTTTAAGAGCAATCATATAACGATCAGATAAAATATTATTAGCAGCAGCTTGACCATATCTACCGAGGTCAAAGGGAAGGGGTTTGTAAGTAAGGTTTCCGTTTTCGTCACGCACACGAGCAGTATTGGCATACTCCTTGCCGCGAGTAACTTGATCTTCTTTCGCTAGTTCAAATGCAAATTCACCAACGCCGGAAAGTATTTCGGCTTGCTGGGCATACACCCTTTCTGCACCAGTAGTAACTTTCGTAACGCCTACTGGTTTGTTTAGAAAGGATTGACCTGAACGAGTTCTTTTAATTTCAACCATTACGGTAATTTCCCTAACTCAGAAACTGTTACAGCAGCCCCTGTTCCAGTATTTCCGGGCGTGGTTGGCACATTCCCAGATGTTGTAGATGGCGTGCTACCAAGCATAGTTGCAGCAGAGATAGCAGTATTAAACAGAGTAGCATTAGCAGCATTTCTATATTGCTTGCTTGTAACTCTGCCTTGCTCTCGAACAGCTTGAGCCTCATCGCGAAGTTTCTGTATCTCTCTGCGAGACTGTTCTTTAATGCGGTCAACATCTCGACCATATTTCCTGCCCTCTTCTTTACGCAAAGCTTGGATACTGCGGTCAGAGCGACCCATATACGCCGCATAGGCATTGTTGGTATTTACCAAATCACGGAAAGACTCCATACGATCTACATGCTGTTGAGTTGCTAACTCTTCTACAGCAAATCGTTGGCGCAGGATTGCTGCGGCCTGTCGTTCTGCTTGCCGTTTTGCTTCTCGTGCAGCGCGTTTGCTTGAGCCGTAACTCATCAAGCCAGAACCCACTGCTAATGCTAATTGCCAACCCATTAGAACGTCACCTCAATAACCATACCATTTAGTTGTAAATCAAAAGGAACAGACTGGCTTACTGTAACAGACGGGTCTTTTGAAATACCAATTAACCTAAACTCTTTTCTACCAGTAAATGCAGTTCTATCTAAAGAAAAATTATCATTTACATTTCTAATAATCATGTCTTTATTGTTAACCGATGCAGACAAAGTGTCTTGCAAATCAAGAGTAACCATATCAATCTTACGCGGTGCGGCAGTCATCGGGCCGCCGCTCATCAACGCATCAATAGGCATTGTCTGTAGAATTGGGGTAAATTGATAGCCAATGTAAGCTGTCGTAATTTCTTTAACGTTGGATACATCAATTTGCCCAGAGGCCACAGTAAACTCGCCAATGTAATCAGTGCCACTAACCACGCGAACTACAGCACCATTAGAGAATTGACCGCTAACATCAAACACGCCAGCAGTGCCACTGAACTCATCGCAGTAATCCATCGGCATTTCTTCGTTAAACTTCTCAAGGTAATAACGATTAGTGCCATCGCCCTGATCTCGAACAGCAATGCAATAGACATTGCGGTCAACAGCACAAACACTGTGGAACTTGCCCGGTGTATCCCACAGCATCCACCCAGCGCGCTGATCGCCACGAGAAGAGTAGAAAACAGACATAGTGCCATCATTGTTAATCAGAAAGCAGTATGACTCAGCCCGGTCAAAGCCACCCTTAATACTTGCGGATTGAATAGGAGAACGCATCAGGTGGGTAGCAGTTACAGACACATTCTCTGTGTTGTAGGCTTGCTCCACCTCACTATACACATAAGACCCCAACATCTTGCCAGAGGCTTGCGTATATAGCGTTGCACCATCAAAGGGCTGTGGTCGCATGTAGGACGAGCCGTAGGGTGTCTGACGCTTGATTATGGCGTTTGCTGGGGTAACAGGTCTATCAGTGAAAGCAGGAATGAATGACTCAGCAGAAGCAGAGAATATTTGTAAGTCACGATTAACCACAAGATGGCGGATGTGAGAGAACTCACCAAAGTTAGAGTTAAGATCAATGGCATCACTGTCCGCCCCTGTGCCTATGTCGAAGTTAAAGAAGTTTGCAGACTTGGAAGCCCAGACATGACCCGGCTGTGCTGTCGTGCCAGCAAACCACAAGCGACCTTCGTGAAATGTTATAGCAGCAGGATAGCCGCGAACAGCAGAGTAAGACTGCTCATACCACTCTGGGGTAGCAGCAGCACTTGAGATTTCAACAGAACCGCCACCAATAGCAGAAGAGGAAGCATTAGACCCAGCAGTATATTCAAATGTATTAAGGTCAATAACCTTGCTTACGGTCTTTGTTCCCTCCATGTGAGTGGCGTTAAGACCTCCCAAAGCCCCCACGCGGTCAATAACAAAGCTGTCACCAACAGCCATGCCATGAAGAGGCATAGTAACTTGAACAGCACCAGTGCCAGCAAACACTTCAATAGAATCTGGCGCAAGGCGACGAAGTATCGTGCCAGTAATATCGACAGTAACTTCAGTTGCGCTAACATAGGTTTTAATCTCACAGGGCGTATTACCAATTAACAGATACGATCCCACATGACCCGATACAAAATAATCACTACTTGCAACAACGGTAATGCCAGTGCCGGACGTAGCCGCCGGGTTTAGTGTAACACCACCCTTTTGAAATTTGTAGTAGGGATGTGTTGGAGAATCATCATTACCATTATCCTCAAACTCAAACACTTCAGAGACAAAGGTCTTCAATCCAGTCCGGCGGATAATCCGAGGAGGAAAAGTTTCATGGCAGATGATTGTTACATCGCCAGAAGAAGCCATTGTAATTTCTTTTAGCTTTGCCGTTGTCCACGGACAGTTGCTAGAGCCAGACAAACTAACAGGTGTAGTATCTACTTCACCTGTGGTCGGGTTAATAAAGAAAATATCAAGGGCATTATTCTTAAAACAAAATATATACCGCTCGTCATCCGAAAAGATAAACGGCTCGATGCGAATCTCTAACTCGTTTGCAGGAGTTACAGTATCGCTAAACTTGTAGATAAACTCACCGCCAGCACGTTTCTTTACACCACCCTCATTGATGATAATAAAGTTACGCACCTTCTGCGCGCCAGCCTGATACACAGCAGCATCTACGCGGGATGTAAAAGATGGGCTAAGTTCGCCAAACTGAAAGCTGTGAAGCGGAATCTTAATCTTCGCCATTATGACAGCCTTTCAGTCAAGAACCTCGAAGTTGTAAGCTTACGCGTTGTGTGTTGCTGACTATCAATGCTTTTAGCTTTACGCATAAGGTCGTCAGCTTTTGCTTCAAATAAACTAGCAAGCCCAGCATCGCGAGCAATAGAAGTAGCAAAAATACTTGCTAAGTGATGCTCAAGCGCAATAATAAAATATGAAGCCCATTCAGCTTCATCAGCTCGATAAATGTAATCACATATAAGCTCGTCTGTAGGAGAGCTATCGCTGTAAACCATGTCGCCATAAACTGTATATTTAATGGGTTGATCAGCAATAGTGATCGCATTAATCATCAAAAGATTTGTAGGTAGTTGATGGGCAATGTCAAAACGCCCGGTAGGTTCATCAGAATGTGCTGCAAGTTGTGCTTGTTCGGTAGCAAACCGCCAGCGTGTGCGGCACAACTGAGAACGAGCTACATCTTCATATAAGTTTGAAGCCACTAAAGCTTCAGTCGTGTCTTCAGTAAATGATGTAATTGGATCTGCGCCAATCAAAATCAATGCCCGTGAGCAAATGTCAATACCAGTAGTTGCAGCAGTAGAAGACATATTTACCTCTTAAGAAAGGGGGGAGCAGCAGTCTCCTACCGCTCCCCAACCAGACTTAGTTATTGTCCAGAACCTCGTAGATGCCGTTGTCATCAATGCCAACAGAACCCATGCTCATGTGAGCAGTGACCAAGTGAGCCACTTTCTGCGGCACATAGTTCACTTCGGTTTGAACGTCAGAACCAACACCCAGACCAATAGCAGAGCTGTGGTAGGCAAAGTTCTTACCGCCAGCAACAGCAGACGTTGAGAAGATCTTGAAGCCCAAGAATTCTTTCATTGTCATGCCGCCAGCAAACGGAAGGTTTTGGTCGCCAACGAAATCGCTAGATGCGAACTCGGTGATGCTGAACAGGTCAGCGTAACCAGCAGGAGACATTGCAAGATAGCGGTTGCCATCTTCCGGAATGTCAGCAGAACCCATTGTTTCGAACAGAGTCAGCAGGTCGGCTTTTACAAGCGCGCCGCCGGTGTCTGCGATTTGGGTGCTGTTTGCGCCAGCGTCGAGAGCAGCAACAATCAACTCATCAGTCTTACGACCCAGAGCATAAGCAGCCGACTGAGCAACAGCTTGACGTTCGTCAATGTTGGTTTTCAGTTCGTCCAGCTTATCAATATACTCAGGTGCATAGTGATCAGTCAGAGTTGCAGTGACGTTAGTGTGTGCGACTTCCATGCCAGTAACATCGCCGTTACGAGACTTGGTATTAGCAGCACCTTTGCCGATTTTTTGAAATTTAACAGTAGAACCCGTTACGCCATTAACCTGACGGACAGTGTTACGGAGTTTAGACCCCATACGCTGATACGCCAAATGAACATCAGATTCAAACTGCGTGATGAAGGCTTGATCAATAGTATTAGCCATTTTCATTCTCCAGTTTAGAAGTTTCAGTTACAATGTCAGGAATGGTTGTCCGTGCGATGCCTCATCTAGTTATCCGTTTCCGGGCTATCCGCAGCGTATCGGGCCTCTAACAAAAGAATAATGCCCGAAAGAATGTATTTTAGCAATATAAAAAAAGAACACCGCCCCAATCAAAAAAGGGACGGTGTTCGGGAGGGGTCTCGTGTATTGCTTATTTGTAAAGCTTGGCGAAGCCTTCGTCAACTTGTTTGACAAAAGCTGCATCGCGCCGAGTGTTATCCCAGTAGCGCGGGTCTTTCATCATAGACTCCAACTCAGCCTTATCTAACACTGTCGGGGCGGTAACTTCGCCGCTAACAGATGTGTCAGACATTGCACCCATGAAATGCTCAAGGAGTTCAATACCCCCAGCAGTTTCACCAAGACGCATAATCTCATCACTAAGTTCGGTGGGAACATTTTTTTGCGACCACAGTGCCACAGCTTCAATGCGAGCCTCGGCATTGTCACCCAGTTTGGCTGACTCAGCGTCAAGGTCAGGCTGGTCGGGCATCATGCGAGCCAGACCTTCGTTAAACTCATCTTGTGAGAAACCATTCTCCCAAGCAAAGTTTGCCCACCAATCTACATTGGGGTCATCTGCTAGTTCATCTGCACCCTCTGGGAGAGTGTAATCACCAGAAGATTCGGGGCGATTAGCAAAAGCCTCTTGCTCAATTTCACCCATAATAGACTCGCGCAACTCATTTTGCCCCTTACCTAGCTTGCTTTCTAGGGAGGTGTAAGAAGTTACCAAGTCTTCTGGCGACTTAAATTTTTCGGGAAGCCACTCAGGGCGGCTGTCTGCTACCTCAGTCGTTACGGCTTCAGGTGCTTCAGCTTGCGCTTCCACATTATCTGTTGCTTCACTCATTTGCTTTCTACCTTTTCTGCGTGTTTAATGCGCCGCTCAATCAACGCAACTATAAAGCGTTGCCCCTCCAAGTGACGGAGTTCGGCATCGCTAATGCCTCCACCAGCTACCGCATCCAATGTAATAGAGCGGAGATAGCGAAGAACCTCTTTGCCTGCCGGAGTTCCGAGCAAGGCTTTAATATCCATCGAAATCTTTTCATCCTCTTTTTGTGGTCGAGGAAAACCATCTACTCCAATATGTGACATTTATACCACACCACCACCTTGTTGCTGCGCTTGCATCTGCGCCATAAGCTGTTGCATCTGTTGAATCTGTTCACGCTCGGCTTCGTCTCTGATTAGATTGTCAGGAACGCCAAACTTCTTAGCTAAGTAAACCGCAGTTTCTTCTGAGTCGATAAGCAAGTTGACCATCTCCGGCCCGAAGTTTGCACCGACTACCTCAAGGAATCTCGCAACAGTTGTGATGTCCTGATTAGATTGGGCTTGCGCCAAAGGAGATACACTCCGGATTTTTACTTCGCGACCATTAACTGTTGGGAGATCAATGCGACCCTGCTTACGCAGGATATAAACTACACGTTGCAGAATCGGCTGAACCATCTCTGCTTGCAAACGACCAAAGGCAGAACCAATGCGGCGGCTCAAGTCAGCCATGCGTTCTGCAATCTCGGTAGCCGTGGCGGGTGTTCGATTCGGATCGCCAAGCATGTCATTATACAATGCGCGCTTAATGTTCATCCGCATGTCGTTAAGAACAAGATTGGCAACATCAAAGCTTCCGGCAGCAGCAATCGGCTGCAAACCGCCCGAACCCGGTGCT